ATATACGGAAGTAACTGGAGCAGAACTGAAGGATGGCATACTGTCCGTTGGATTGGAGGTAGTCCTTCCTGAAGAGAAGCGTCCCCAAATGATCTCAATTAATAGTCATAAGGGGAAAACTGATGACAGCACTAGCACTAAGAGGCTATTCTCTCGTACGTAACGGATTCATTGCTGCATTCGCATCATGGATCATTGGTCACCTAAACGCAGTTGGTAGAGCGATTCAAGTTTCTAGACAAATAGAAGTGAATCAACGTCTCGCACATCATCTACGTCACGAATATCCACATGAGGATTATGCAGGTATTCTTGCTATCCTTAATGATAAGACATTAAAGGAGTACTACAAGTGATTGCAGCACTCAAAAAAATGTTAAAGATCGATATGGCAAAGGACGCACCTTTACTTAAATATCGTGAATCACAATATACTCTTGCAGAACTCGAGCGTCGCTTGAATGCAGAGATTAATGGATACGGGACAAGATACTAATGTGGCCATATACTGAAGAAGAGAACGATCAACTATCGTAATATAAATAGAAAGGAGCGAGGTTTACTTGCTCCTTTTTTACGGAGGTAGTATGATAGGAGAACCAAGATACTGTAAAAAATGTGGACATCGCTGCCACTGTCTTACTACAGAATGCAATGAATGTCATAATGATGTTTGTTACGGTTGTGACTGTGATTTACCAATTAGAGATTTACCTGATTCATTTACAAAGGAGAACACATAATGGGACCGAACGCATTTAAAAGAATGCCTATAAAAAATAAACAAGAAAAATATATTGATATGCGTATCAAACAATTAATGGACGATATGAATAAAGCAAGTGATGAATATGATAAGCAGTGGTATAATAGAATTATACAAGAACTAACTTGGGCACAAGACATGGGCAGAACAAACCCAAAAACAAATTGTTATATGGAAAAAACTCATGTAGGTGCCATTGGAGGAAAAGAAGTATGGACTTAGGAAAATTAAGAGCGGACTTAGAGTTAGATGAAGGAATAAAGTATGAAATATATTTGGATCACCTTGGTCTCCCTACTTTTGGCATCGGTCATCTGGTCAGAGATGAGGATCCAGAGTATGGAGAGGACGTTGGCACTCCAGTCTCTGAAGATAGAGTGGCTTCAGCGTTCGAACAGGATATACAAATCACAATTGAAGACTGCGAAAAACTCTATCCCGATTTTTACGAATTGCCAGAGGAAGCCCAGCTCATTATCGCAAATATGTGCTTCAATCTTGGGTACCCTCGACTCTCTGCATTTAAAGGAATGAAGCGTGGAGTTGATGCTCGTGATTGGAATGCTGCAGCAGATGAAATGGTAGATTCTCGTTGGTATCGTCAAGTTACTAATCGTGCAGATCGACTCGTAGAAAGAATGAGAGCTATTGCATAAAAAAGAGTGTACAATCCATTGAAACTAGTGTATAATATATCATGTTATTGGAGGTTGTATGTCTTTTTATACCAATGTCGATCGTCACGGCAACAAAATACTTTATCGCGGATATAATCACCAAGGTGTTCCGCAGACTTTAGAATATAAACTTGGTCTCGATAGAGGTAACGACTATCGACCAGTCCTCTATGTACCAGCAAAAGGTAAGACGGATTGGCAGGCTCTTGATGGCAATTACGTAGAGCCTGTGTATTTTCACAACTATAGTGAAATGAAAGACTTCATTAAGAAGTATGAGAATGTTGATAGCTTTAAGTGGTATGGTCAAGACAGAATTATCTGGCAATTCATTCAGAAAAAATTTCCCAAAGAAGTAGAATTCAATTCATCACTTGTCAATACTGTCTTCATGGATATCGAAGTTCATTCAGAAGATGGTTTCCCTGAACCTGACGATGCTCAATGGCCAGTAACTGCTATTGCTCTTAAGTCTTCGAAAGAAGGTGTGTATCGCGTATGGGGTTGTGGTGAGTATGATAAAGAAAAATCACCACATACTCATCTCAATATTCGATACATTCGCTGTGAAGATGAATACGCCTTGCTTGAATCATTCATGGGATATTGGACATCAGTCTATCCTGAAGTCATCACAGGTTGGAATGTACGCGGCTTTGATATTCCATATCTTGTAAATCGTATGAAGATTCTGTTTGGTGAACATATTGCTCGTATGCTTTCACCATGGCATAAACAATTCAGAGACTGGGCCATTCGTCAAAAGTCTGTTGCATTCAAAATGAAGACTATGAATACCTATCAAATTGCAGGTATATCACAGCTTGATTATATGGATCTCTTTCAAAAGTTTGGTTATAGTTACGGTCCTCAAGAATCTTATTCACTCAATCATATCTCACATGTTGTGCTTGGTGAATCGAAGATGTCATACGAAGAACATGGCAGCTTACGTAATCTTTATAATGAAGACTATCAATTGTACATCGACTATAATATTAAAGATGTCGAACTCGTAGAAAAACTCGACACTAAACTTGATCTTTTGAATCTTGTCTTTACAATGGCTTACAAAGCTGGTGTAAATTATGGTGATACATTTGGCACTACAGCGATATGGGATTCTATTGTGTATCGCGAACTGTCAAAAAGAAAAGTTGTAATTCCTGGTCCGCCTGATCGTCGTGAACGCGAAGGTGCATTTACTAAGTTCGAAGGTGGTTATGTAAAAGAGCCACAGGTTGGTGCACACGACTGGGTAGTTTCCTTTGATTTGAATTCTTTGTATCCTAACATTATTGCACAATGGAATATGTCGCCTGAAACTATTGTAATGAATGGTGATAATCTTTCTCGTTCTGCAAAAACTGGAGTATCATTCAATAATAATCGTGAAGGTGTATTCCCTATGCTTGTCAAGCAGTACTACGATGATCGTAAGTCTGCTAAGAAAGAAATGATTGAATGGCAAAAGAAACAACAAAGAGAAGGTACAAGCACTGAGATCGAAAAGCAAATTGCTTCACTCAATAATAAACAAATGGCTATTAAGATCTTGATGAACTCTTTGTTCGGTGCTATGGGTAATAAATGGTTTCGCTATTTTGATCTGCGAGTTGCAGAAGGTATTACTCTTACTGGTCAGCACGTGATTAAGACATGCGAAAAAGCAGTGAACGATGAGATGAATAAGCTACTCGGAACAGAAAGCGATTATGTGATTGCAATCGATACAGATTCAATCTATGTTAACTTCTCTAAATTTGTACAGAAGTTTCAACCAAAAGAACCTGTAAAATTTCTTGATGAGTCGTGTCAAAAACATTTTCAGAAAATCCTTGACAATGCCATGGAAAAACTCTTCAAAGATATGAATTGCTTTGAGAATCGAATGGTCATGGAACGTGAGGTAATTGCTGATCGTGGTATATGGACTGCAAAGAAAAGATATATTCTCAATGTACATAACTCTGAGGGTGTACAGTACGAAGAACCAAAACTTAAGATTATGGGTATTGAAGCTATCAAATCTTCTACACCTACGGTATGCCGTGAGAAGTTCAAAGAGATATTCAAAGTCATTATCTCTGGCACAGAAGCCGACGTACAGCAATATATCTTAAAATTCAAACAAGAATTTAAACAGCTTCCCGCAGAAGAAGTTGCATTTCCTCGCGGTGTTACAAATCTTACAGAATGGCAAGATAAGAAACTAGTGTATAAGAAAGGCACTCCTATACATGTTCGTGGTGCCATACTATATAACAATATTCTAAAGCAAAGTAAACTTTCAAACAAGTACGAATCAATTGGTAATGGTGATAAGATTAAGTTTCTCTATCTAAGATTGCCAAACCATCTTAAAGAGAATGTTGTGTCTTTTCCAGTCGTGGGTCTACCACGAGAATTCAAATTAGATCAATATATTGATTATGACAAACAATTCGAGAAAACATTCCTTGATCCACTTCAATTGATTCTCAATGCGGTCGGTTGGAATGCAGAAGAGCAAGCAACACTGGAAGCTTTCTTTGGATAAAGTTGTTTACTTTTACGGTTACATGTGTTATAATTATACAAAATGGAGATATAAATGTCAGAAAATTGGGTACAAGATATTAATGATATGCACCGCAAATTTGGTGTGCACAAATGGGTATCAGAACAGCTCGTAGCTGGCGACAAAGAAAAGCTACAAGAGTTCCTCGAATTTCGTCTAAGATTTTTGCAAGAAGAACTCGACGAAACTCGAGCAGCTGTAATCATGGATAAAAATCCTGAAGAGATCGTCGACGGTCTTATTGATCTATGCGTTGTCGCAATTGGTACTCTTGACGCATTTGGAATTGATGCGTATAAAGCATGGGATGAGGTACATAATGCAAACATGTCTAAAGAGCCAGGAATCAAAGAGTCACGTCCTAACCCGCTCGGGTTACCAGACCTCATCAAACCTGAAGGTTGGAAAGGTCCAGAGCACCGTGGAAACTATGGATATCTCACTCACAGTCTTTAATTCAATATTTGATAACAAGACTGATAAAGGCCTTGAGCTTGATAGCTTTGATGCTTTCGAGAAGTTCCTCTATAAACTATCTCAAATTAATAAAGCATCAAAGAAAGATGCCGTACTCATATCTCCAGCAACTTACCAGCCTGGTACCACTCGAGCAAACGCAAATGTTATCGATTGGGCAGGCTGGTGTTGCGTAGATGTTGATGAGTATACTCCTACAGGAGATTTACAAGATGATTTATCTAATCGGTTTTCTAGTTACAGGTTCGTTTGTTATAGCACTGCTAGCAGTACATTGGATACACCTAAGTTCAGAATGGTGTTCCCTTTGCGAAGACGAGTTGGAAGTGAGGAAATCAGACATTTCTGGCATTCTCTTAACACCGAACTCGGAGAACTCGGTGACGCTCAAACTAAAGACTTATCACGCATGTACTATATCCCTGCGCAATATTCTGGCGCTCACAACTTTATTTTCAGTCATGATGGCGACCCACTTGATCCTAACGATCTTATGAGGAAACATCCCTATGCCGAAAAAGCCAACCTCAACAACTTCTTCGACAGACTCCCAGAAGAACTCCAACAACAAGTTATCGAACACAGAAAAGGGAAAATGGATAACTCTAACATATCTTGGACGTCCTATAGGGACTGTCCCTTTTTTCCTAGAAAACTCGAAGCAGAATACAGACTCATCAATAGTACCGGATGGTATCACAAAATGTACCAAATAATGGTTGCCATTGCTGGTAACGCAATTAAAAGGCAGTATCCTATTACTGCAAATGAAATCTCAAAACTATGTCGTGAACTTGATGTGGAAACAGGTAATTGGTACAAGAATCGTCCACTTGATAAAGAAGCAGATCGCGCACTCGAATATGTTTACAAAAACATGTAATTGTGTTATAATATACTTGGAGGTAAAAAATGAAAGAGTCAATTAAAGTACTACAAGAATGTGCCGAACTACAGGCCAAAAAGTCTGAAGACTATCAGAACGAAGGTTCAAATGTTCTGCAAGCCATGCACTATCGTCGTGGCGTAGATAGCATTCACGATATCATTCAAGGTAAATGTTATCGTG